AGAAGCTGAAGAGGGAGATAACTCAGTTAGCCGAAGAGGTGAAACATTAGCATCAGTGTACCAATGGTGGCACGTCATAGAGGAGATGGCAGAGAGAGATGTAACTAAGTTTGATGCCATAACCAACACCCGAGCTACTACCATCTTCACCCATTTGACCTACGCCATGGACTATGCTAATAGCCTACAACAAAAGCTGACTTAAATTCCACTATAAGATATGAGCACAATTAATTACACATACAACGTAATAGTAGATAGATTCAGGCAGTTTAGTGATGGGCACTTTCAGCTGAGAAGGTTTACGCATGGTGAGATTAGCCAAGCAGATTTAGAGAAGGAGGCAGAATGGCCATGGATGCACGTTAAGCCACGAGCTATTAACTATTCGCCAGGTACAAGAGCTTTCAGCTTTGAGATATTTATCTCTGATCTGCCAAGAGATAAGGAAGATAAGACAGGATATCAGGCAGAGTCTATTACTGACTGCTCACTAATCTTTCAGGATCTTATTAACGAGATTCACTTAGGGCAGATGTTCGGTGATGATGTGCTGCTTACTCGCCCTGTTAACTCAGAGCCATTTGTGGAGCAGTACACTCATACACTAACGGGAGTAACAGGAATAATAGAGCTGAGCATGGATTACGATTGGAGCGCATGCTCTATCCCTGCGAGCTGGAACTATAACACACCTACTAATACGCCATCAGATGGATTCGGAGCATTACAATTTATTGAGAGCTTGCACCAAGATGGTGTATTTGTTAGCTTAGATAATGACGTAGAAGCACCGGGCAATAGTTACTACTATGGTACTAACGCAAGCGGAGTTAAGGGATGGTATGCAACTGAGGCGGGCGGTTTAACTTGCGAAGATTTACCCGATTGCGCTGTTATCATTTCTATCACAGATGACATCATAGCTCTGCAAACTGATGTAGCTTTAAAGGCTAACACAGCTGATTTAGGAGCAACGGCTTTTAGCAATGACTATAATGATTTAGATAACTTACCTACTCTACCTACAGGCACAGTAACAAGTATTGACTTAACAGCAGGCACAGGCATCAGCGTAAGCGGTGGACCTATTACAAGTAGTGGCAGCATAACGGTTACTAACTCCGCTCCCGATCAGGTAGTGGCTTTAACAGCAGGAACGGGTATAGGAGTTACGGGTACTTATCCAAACTTTACCGTTACTAACTCAGCACCTTCATCGGGTGGAACGGTTACTTCGGTAGGTTTAACAATGCCTTCCGCTTTTAGTGTGGCGAATAGTCCAATTACGACTTCGGGAGATATAGCAGTTACAGGAGCAGGTACGGTGTCGCAATATGTGAGAGGTGACGGTAGTCTTGCAAACTTTCCTTCGTCAACAGGCGGTGGTGCTTCATTATCTTTTTACCTCAACGGATCAGTAGCGCAAGGAACATTTGGCGGTGTTGCATTTAAGGAAATGGACAGAACTCCTGTATTAGGTGCAGGAACAGATTTCACAATAGCAACAAATGGTTATATTCAATCATTTATCACAGATGCTAACGTACCTAATCAGTTAGAAATACCGGCAGGCAATTGGAACTTTGAAACATATTTTAGCGCATCGAGTAGCGGTGGCACTCCTTCATTTTATATTGAGTTATACAAATGGAACGGCGCGACCTTATCATTGATAGCGTCTAACTCAGCAAATCCCGAAGGTATCACCAACGGAACGGCAACAGATTTATATATAAGTGCGTTAGCCATTCCACAAACCACCTTAGCGGCTACTGATAGATTAGCGGTTAGAATATGGGTTAACAATTCAGGCAGAACGATTAAACTTCACACCGAGAACAGCCATTTGTGTCAAGTCATTACTACTTTCTCAACGGGCTTAACTGCATTGAATGGCTTAACGGCACAGGTGCAGAACTTCGCTACGGGAACAAGTGGAACAGACTTCGGTATCTCATCTGCAACAAGTACGCATACCTTCAACTTACCAACAGCAAGCGCAGCAAACAGAGGAGCTTTGAGCTCAACAGATTGGACTACGTTTAACGGCAAGCAAGATGCGTTAGGATTCACAGCAGAGAACACAGCCAACAAACAGAACTCATTAGCGGTAGACGGCACAGGAGTAAAATTTCCAACCGTTGACGCTGTAAATTCTTTGTCTATGATTGACAGAGGAAAAAGAATGGTATCTTTCTTTACTGACTGGTTGACGAGTGTTACCTTAGATGGTGGGCAATTCTTTGTATCGGGTGGTACCGCGGCTATAGTTAGTGGCGCACAGATACCTAACAGGACAAATCAGCAAGGGGTTATATTTTTTCAAACCAATACAATAGCTACCAATTACGTCAATTATTGCAGCTCATCAACTACAAATCTTTGGTTTGGTGGAGGAGCATGGAATTACGAAACACTAATTAACATCAATACATTAAGCACAGCACTCGAAAGATACAGAATGATTTTCGGTTTCGGTTCAAGCATCGGATCTGGCTCTGAAACAGATGGCATATTTATTACATACGATGAGGGCGGCACAGCTAACGGAACAATATCAAGTGCTAACTGGCAATGTGTAACGTCCGCTAACTCAGTTCGTACACTTACCACATCAACAACGGCAGTAACGGCAGCGGCTTGGAATAAGTTAAGAATAGAAGTTAATGCAGCAGGCACATCGGTTACATTTTACGTTAATGGCACAGCCATCGCAACGCACACAACTAACATTCCGCTTGCCTCAAATAGCAGATATGTAATGATGAAAACAGGATTAGTAAAAACGATAGGGTTAACAACAAGAGTTTTTTACTGCGACTATATTGGATACGAAAACATATTAACAACACCTCGCACATGATAATTACTAAATACCGAATGATTACCGAGAGTGGTTACATTGAAACACTTGATGAGCAAGAGGCTGTTAAGTGGGGCAATTACGAAGTAGTAACTGAGGAGATTGAGGAGCCAGCATGAGCATCTTAGCTGAGCTGTTTGAACAGGGAGCGCTATACGATGTGCTCTTAGATTTCGGGGAGTCCGTTACTGAGAGCGCACGTAGTAACATTAGAATTCAGCAAACGAGATACGGAAAGAAAAGAAAGGCTAATACAACAGGAACTCTCGCAGCTTCGCTATACTATAACTTAGATGTTAGCGGCACTACTCCATCTATAGGCTTTGGATCTACTGCTGCTTATGCAGCATGGGTAGAGTATGGTAGACAAGGTAAGGAGAGTAACTACAAAGGAATAGATACACGCTTTGCAGCAAGCGCAGCCAAGCCTCCTGTAGAGGCTATACTTAACTGGATGAATCTAAAAAAGATTAAGCTACGTGCTATGGGCGAAACGGGTAAGATGACTAAGTTCGCTAAATCAGCAGTAAATAAAGATGAGGATAGAAGATTAAGAGTGGCTAACGCAATGGCAAAGAGTATAGAGAAAAAAGGTATTGCTCCCCTGTATTATTGGAGAGATGCCTATTTAGAAACGCTACCTGATTACGCTCCGCAGCTTAATGCTGCAATGGCTGAAGCTGTGAACATCTACATATTAAATCAAACGAGAAAACTAACTAATATTAAACCATCATAAAGTATGGCAATTACAATACACCAAAAGCCCGATTCATACACTGCCTTAAAGCAAAAGCTGATAGTGGTAGCTACATCTACTTGGGTAGGGCAGCCTGGCTTTCGCTATGTGGTAGAGGTGAGCGTTAATGGAGGAGCAGTAAATACTTTTTACGTGCAGCCTAATCTTAGTGGCGCACTTGTATTTGACCTTAACCCGGTTGTTAGCTCTGCTATGGATTTAGGGGTAAACAGCACAGATGCGGTGCCATCTTTATTTGCCTCTACATCAGTACAGGATGATTCCACAGCTCGCAATATTATGACTGTTGAAGTTACTCTATACGAAGGGTACGAGGTATTAGGTGTATTTGAGGTACAGGCTACGGCTTACCCACTAACTAACCGTTCACTAATCAATGCAGCATTTCAAATTAGTGATGGCTTTAATCCTGATTCATCTTATTACTTTGCATTAGACTCAGCAACGAGCTATATCATGAGCGACTTAGTACGTAGCACTTACGCTATGGATGATGTATTAAGCCAATATAGTTTAGGCGCTAACACGATAGGCATAACAGGCTTTGAAGATGATTGGGGAGTGCTTACTATTCCTGCAGATGATGGCACTAAATTAACAGGTAACCAAATAGATTACGTAAGTATATTGCAATTCAATGCAGCAGGCGCAATTATTCAGAGCGATACATTAGCTTGTGTAATAGCAGCAGGAACTATTAACCATCTGCCTCTCTTACCTGCTAACATTGATAATATATTTGGCTTGCAAGCTACATGGAATCACTATTTGATTAGCTTTAGAACTGCTGCCGGTACACCATGTTCACAGGGCATAGCTGTATTTAAAGCAGATGATGAGTGCAGATTTGATAATATACGCTTAGGCTGGACTAATAGCCGGGGAGGGTGGGACTATTTTAATTTTACTAAACGCAGTGAAGAATCTTACTCAGTGGAGCGCAAGCGCTACAGAAAAGTAGTAGGTAACTATGGCACAGCTGATGCAGGGGAAGCATTTGGATTTAACACATACGATAGAGGGCTAACAGAACGCAGCCCATTTGTAGAGAAGATGTTACGTATACGCACTGACTTCTTAACAGAGGGAGGATTTGAATACCTTAAGAATCTTATCTATAGTGAATCAGTTTACATCATTAACGCAGATGGCTCAGCTACTCCCGTAGTAATAGATAGCAATAACTACACAGCAATTAGGACACGAAGCTTTAGAAAAACAGACTTAGAATTAACTCTTAAATTCAGCAACGACTATACAGCATGAAGCCATCAGTAATCTTAGTAGTAACTGCCGATAATGGCGCTCAAACAGTAGTAGATCTATACGAGAATGAGAGCATCAGCTACTCCTCTAACTTCAATAGCATATCTGAGTTTACAACCAGGGGGGCTTTCTCACGGGAGTTTAGAATACCGGCTACTAAAGCTAATGTAGATTTCTTTGGGCAGCAATATAACGTGAATCTTCTTAATGATGATACTACGCAGATTAATGTATTACGCAAAATAGATGCAACTATATCAGTAGACACGCTACCTATTGCTGAAGGGCACATACAATTTAAGCAGGCCATTACTCAACAGGGTAAGATGCACGAATTTCTTATAGCTTTCTTTGGAGAGACGGTAGACTTAGCTCGCAGCATTGGAGATAAGCTGCTGAAAGAATTAGACTATACTGATTTGGCCCATGAGAATACTTATGAGAATGTAAACCTAATTAATGATGGTACTTTATTTAGTGGAGCTGCATGCTATACGTTAACGGATAAAGGGCAGAACTGGAGTGAGGATAGCACAGTAACAAGTAGAAGAGTATTTAGTTCTGTTAATCCTATCTATACCGGTGAGCTCACCTTAGCTCTGCAGGCTAAGTGGCTACTCAATAAGATAATCACAGAGGCAGGCTTTACTTATAGCGGAGATACTTTAAATAGTGAGTTAGAAGAGATGTATATTCCTTACATTACTAATCCCCTAACATTAGGATCTGTTTCAAATGATGAAGCTAAATTTAGCGCGAACTTTTTAACTGATCAGACTTTTACTCTTGACCAAATAGCTAACACAAGCTTATACCGAAAGCAGCTTACAGGATGGGTAGAAAGCTTAGATCCATCTAACAGCTTTGCTACAGATGTGTATACTTCACAGGGTAATTTTAATATTACTTTCGCAGTAGATTTATACATTTCCTCGCTTACAGCTTTCAATTATCTAAACACCTATGATTTAAATATAGGTTTAACAAGAGATGGCATAGAGACAATATTACCAATGTATTTTGGGCAAGGGCTTACTAATGGAAATTATGCTTGGGATGCTGGCTCGCAGTCATATCAATTTGAAGCTTTTGATATTGATATACATGCAGTTTGTAATGCTTATTTAGAATTGCAAACGGGAGACGAAGTAAGGCTTTATTTATATTCACATGCAGGCAGCCAAACAACTATAAATATTTTAGCTGATGCTTTGTTTAATGTAATTTATGTTACAGGAGAACTGCAAGCTCAGCCTGTTAGTTTTACACGTAACGCACCTGAGCAGAAACAAGTAGATTTCTTAAGAGATATCCTTAAGATGTTTAATGCTGTTTTAGTTCCTAATCCTAACATGCCTAACGCTGTTGAGATTATTCCAATGGTAGAGTATTTGGCGAGTGGTAATGATTACGATTGGACCGGTAAGCTAGACCTATCTAAAGATATTGTATTAACTCCTGCAGCTGACATCAGAAAGCGCCTACTTAAGTGGAGCTACAAAGAGCAGGGAGATGTATTTAATGCTAAGTATAAAACAGCAGGGCAGAGAGTGTATGGTGAATTAAGATTAACGGATGCAGGCAATGACTTTAGCACTTCAGATTACACTGTAGAGCTAACCTTTGGCGCCTCGCCATGCGATCTTATCCCTAACACTAATTACGTTATCCCGAAATACTTTAATGAAACGGGTGAGTTTATGGCACCAGGGCCACGTATACTTTACCGTAGAGTCTATGAGGAGAGTGCTGTGGTTATGGTATACGATGAGGGAGCTGAGGAGGCGAGCTTCACAGTTATTCCCCTACTATCTCACTACTCAGCTATTCCTACTGAGATAGGCACAAATGATTTAAACTTTGGGCAGGAGATACCTCCGCATCCAATTGAGGTAATGCCACTACATACTCTATTTGATAGATATTGGAGGCAGTATATTGCAGAGCTTTACGATTCAGAACAGAAGATAATGGAGGCTTATTTTAAGCTATCTGTTACCGATGTATTCGGCCTTAAGTTTAATGATAAGATTTGGGTTAAGGATGCGATGTGGAGAGTAATAGAGCTAACTGATTACATAGTAGCTGATGAGCAAGTAACTAAGTGCAAGCTTATCCGCTTGCTTGATATTGGAGCGCTTTGCCAATACACGCCATCTATGATTAACCCACCTACAGGCGCTGTAGAGTTTTTAGATTACAATGGGGATGCAAGCTACGGATCACAAGAATGCTGCGAGTTTTACGGCTACACTTGGGAAGCTGGTAAAGGTAGATGCTATGCAACTACAGGGACCAATGGAACAGGCGGTATAATCACCTCACCTAACAACGTAGGCGGTAGCAATATCACGAACACAAGTGGTAATCAGAGGAGCGCTACCGGAATGGGCAATGTCAATAGAGCATCTATTGAGAATAACAACGAGCGCATCTTAGTAAGTGGCTTAGGTCATGGCATTAGCCCTAACAACAACTACAGCCAAGCTTTAGGATATCGCAATTTCATCAGGCCTAATTTAGAGGGTACTATGGTAGCTGGCCGATGGGCAGAGGCAGATGTAAGAGGGGTGCACTTTGGCGGTGGCACTTGGTGGGATGGCACATCAGACTTTGGAACAACTATACCCGGGCGCAGCCAGCATGGCTTTATACAACTCATGGGCTTAGGTGAAATGGTAGCTAATCCAACGAATGTAGATTTATACATAGACGGCATAGATGGAGGGGTAATAGAGATGCCTACTGAAACGGTATGGCATGTAAATATAAGTATATCAGTTATGGAATATGATTACAATGTAACCGACTTTACGGGTAACGTAGCTACTGCTGAATTCTGCACAATGCTATGGAGAGATGCAACTACACATTACAGCTCTACTCCCGTTAAGATAAGTAACTTTCGTAACGGCTTTGCAAGCAATTCCTTTATACCTCACTTTCCAATAGTAAGCAATAAAATAGCGCCCTACTTAGAGTGCAAGCACGTGGGAGAAACTGCAGTAATAAGCGCCACTATTCAATACACTCAATCTAAATTCCAACGTATACCTATAATATGACAAATCCACAAAATGACATCATACTTAGTATGACTTTACTTAGATCAGGAGTGCAGGGTAAGAGCAAAGAATTTAAACAGGCTGTAGGCACTTACCATGCAAGGAGAAAAGTATGGCAAATAAGAGCTATTAATTACACTATACTAATAGGGCTACTTAGCTTAATTACATTCACAATTTATAGCGTAATATAATGGCTACACAAGAGATGATATTAAAGCTCTCATTTGATGATGAGGGTACATTTACGGGGTTATCCGATATTAACCAAGAGCTGGCTAAAACTGATACAGCAACGCAAGCTTTAGAGAAATCTACTAAGACACTTAAGGCTCAATATGCTGAATTAAAGAAGCAGCAGGATCAGATGGATCCCGGTACTGAGAAATTTGCTAAGCTATCCGTACAAATGGGTGAGCTTAAGGATAGAATGAATGATGCAGCTGATGCTGTAAAAGGTAATACCGGACCTGCTATTGAGGGAGCACGTGCATCATTTGGAATGATGGGTGAGCAGATGGCGAATTTAGATTTTGAAGGTTTAGGGCAGTCATTAAATTTAATTAGCGGCAACTTAGCAAGGCTCAAACCTGAAGATATTAGCAAGGGCTTTAAGTCAATGGCTGATGCAGGTATAAATGCGTTTAAGGCTATTGGTAAAGTAATTATGGCTAATCCTATTTTAGCTATAGCCGGTATAATTATAGCTATAGCTATGAATTTTGATAAGTTAATTAAACTCTTTCCGGGTTTAGAAAAGTCATTAAAAGGGATTAATGAGGAGGAGAGAAAAACTTTAGATATAGCTAAAGCTAAGGCCGCTGCTTCACAAAAAGTATACGAGAATGTAGATAAGCAAAGTAACATCTTAAAGCAGCAAGGCAAGAGTGAGAAAGAGATTTTACAAATAAAATTAAAAGCTTTAGAAACAGCCATTGCAGATAGAAAAGC